GTTTCATACTTGTAAACTTTTTTGTCAGTCAAAAGATACAACTGGTTGTCAATAGAATTAATATCTCTGATCGCAAAAAACTCATCTTCAAAAGTATCAATTGATACCCATGTACTCATTAACGAGTCGTAAATTGCAATTGCATTTAATTCACTGGAACCATCTATAGGTAGACAGAAATAAACCCTGTTCTTGTGGTAGTATACAATAGACTTACGAATGTGTTCCAGATTCACTCTTTCCATGAATGGAGTGATTGGTTTGCTTAGTGGTTCTTGGTCTAAAGTTACTTTTGAAATTGCTATACCCAATCCTTTGGCTGGGTCACTGGAGGGCACTAGAACTTGGATATTGCCCTCAGATGATACGAAGTATGTATAAGATCCATTCTGGGTAAATGCCCTATGCCCTGCCACTCCATATTGCCTTGTGATCTCATAGTTTGTTGAACTAGCACCAAGGGCATGTGTGTTGTTAATTAAATGGATGGAATTTTTACATAGGACCAAAATTTGGTTTTCTACGAAACTAGAAAATCCCATGATTACATCAGCAGTTCCTTTGTTACAAAAATATGTATTAAGGTTAACGAACTCGTTTAGTTCAAACACATCCGAGAAAGCAACTGTAGTTGGCGAGTCTTCGTAGTAAGGAACAACCAAGCGATTAGAAAAGTAATATCCAAATGGAGCATTAGGGCAGACAAAATCAACTGAGGTATCTGATGATGTTGAAGGTAAATCTATTACACCTTGCCCAGTGATATCACCATCAAATGTTCTGGGTCTATTGTCTTTGCAAAATAAAATGATTTGATCAAAAACTTGCAGACCAAAAACTTCATCGTCATCACCATATGGATCTGCAAATTGTTCGTTAATTTGCGACTGGGTTTCCCATTTTATCGTTAAGTCATCCCAGTTACTTTCGTTCTGACCGTACTTATCAATGCGAACTGCATTCTCTCCAACTCCAAGCAGTTTGTCATTCGTGACAACAATGAGATCCTCACGATTGTTTACTGGGTTTAGAAATTTTACCAGTGCCTTTCCACCAGTTACATCTGCAAATTTCTCCAGACCTTTGCGTGAAGAAATTACACCTTGGTTGAATCTTACATTTTCTGCCTCCTGCACAAATCCAGCTTGAAGCATAGTAGGCTCAGTCTGCTGATCTAGTCCACGAAAAGCAGGATCTCCATCCTCGACAAAGGGATCATCCAGTTGTCCATATGACCTAAATTTTGCCATGTCTTCCCTCTAGTAGTCTGTCTAGTTTAGATTCTATATTATCTAATCGCTTGAACAGACTTTCGTTTTCAGCAGTGTTCCTTGCCATATCAACTTCTAGCTTATTGATCCGCTTGTCATGTTGGGTCAGTGAATTAAATGCACCCTTGAGGACGAATCCACCAAGTGCAATGAGTAGACCTGTGATCAGTTGAATTATAAAATTAATGTCCATTATCGTCTTGGACTTGGTCCGAAATAGAATCCAAGAATAGCACAAAGGGATGTTTGGCCCATATAGGCGAGGTGCCCAGAAGAGAGGATGATTGGATCTTGTGAAGCTGGGTATGAGAGAAGTCCGAATAACCACTCGGTCCTGCCTTCCCCTGTTGCATTTGTGATTGAGATAAATTCTGCTTGTGGGAATACGGTGCAAAGGAGGATGCACAAGCAGTAAGTGCCAATACCACAAAAAGCAATAAACCTGCGAGTGTAAGAAACAGACTCTGTATCACCGTTTTCAGAAAGCTGCTTTTGGAGTCTAATGAAATTATCATTTGCTCGACTCTCGCGCGCGAGTTCAAGCTCATGCTTTTGCCTTTTATTTTCAAATATAAAGCCAAACACACCTTTGAGCATTGCACCCATAGCAGTGCTGCCTCCACCCGTAAGAAGCATAAGCAAGACCTCACCCATTTCACTCGGACCCTCCGTATCGCAATTTCTCAAGCAACTGGTCATGCTTGCCTGCTTGCTTTTCTAGAAATGCTAATCGCATATTCTGCTCGGCATCGTCTGGCAATGCACCCAACTCACCTCTGGGCCATTTGATTCTAAACTCGCTATTAAGCTCAACCTCATGTTGCAAGCGTAAGATCTCCATCTCCAATGTATTAATTCGTGCGAAGATCATTGCTCCAGAATACACACAAAAAATTACACCTCCAACGAGCTTCAAGGCAAAACCAGTATTGGTCTTTAGGCTGGACTCTTCTGTAATTCCTCCGCTCATAGCATCACACAATCCCACCCCTCAGATGAAGAGTGGAATTGCCTAACCTCAACAAACATTTTAGTCTACTGAAACTGTGAATCCGCTTGTTGGGATCTTAAAGATGTCACCATTCTGGATGTCAGCAGAAGTGTTTAATGTTCCATAGACAAGTAGGTTTCCGCTTGTTGCAGAATCGTAAAGACCCACATGAGTAACTGTTCCCCAACCAGACTGAGCATCATTAAATGTAAATGCTCCAGTGTTGCTGGCAGATCCAGTTGAACCCACTACAAAATCACCTTGGTTAGATGCTCCACATTGTACTCTTGCGTAGTTTGTTCCAGAGACCTCTGTGCCTCCACTGGAATCACTTGGTGCTGACTTTAGTAAACCAATATATGGTTTTGAACTGAAAGTCACATTTGACCCCCCCAGCAATCCAGTAAGGATTTTTGTTTCTAAATAATCTGTTGCCTGTGACATTTAATTTTCCTCCTATAGTGCTGAGATGATGAATGAATGAAGTTCTTCGTAACGAAGTGAATATTTTTCAAATGCTTCATAAGTAACTTCATCAGAATCTTTTATTGATTCTTTCAGAAGTTCATTCTTCACATGATTATTGCTATTCTGAGTAATTCCAGTATCTGTGCCATTTACAAAAATTTTGTAATTAGTATTTTTTACCAAGATGGCATATCTAAATGGATCTAATCCCTCTGCACTAAATGCTTCCTCTACTTCTTGTGCGATAAACCCAATGTGTATTCTTGCATCCTCACCCTTTTCTGCAAATGCTGATTTGAAACGATATTTTTTAACCATGCCTTTTAGAGCAGTTGCTACACGCTTTTCTGCATCTGAAAGTGCTTCAATATCTTGCTTTAGATTTCTGTCAGATGAAACTGTTGGATTGTTTTGAACATACAAATCTCTCCATTCTTCTGCTGAATCTGTAGAACCTAAATCCATGCTACCACCTTGTGGGGCAAGACATCTATTTTGATTAGCATCTACTAAACCTTGACCATAAATATATACACCAGCAATGTTTCCGAAACTTCCTCCACCAGAGGTAGTGAGTCCAGAAGATGATGTAGTATTATACCAGAGATTAGGATTATCTATATGACAGATATAGTTTAGTGAGAACCTTCCATCATTCGCTTGTACTTGCATGTTTCCTTGGTGATCTATTACATTTCCCCTAGGATAATCGCTGGTTACACCATAGTTAGTACCATTGTATGTGCCTACATTTCTTACAATTTGTGCCTCTGCATTAAAACCATCAACATCTTGTTCTAATTGTAATGCAGTTCCACCTGCACCATCAGTCCCCAGTGTACCAGCAGAACCTTGATTTTTAATAAACATTCTATGGTAATTTTTTGCTTCATGTCCCCTAAAGTTCCATGAAACACCTTCGTCTAACCAGAAGGCCGCTCCATTTGCAGTAGAAACATACTTTTCTATCATTGCACTGGATTTTTGCAGACCCATAGCTAAACCAGAATTTAACTGAATTCCACTATATATAGTCGTGTCATTACTATCACTTGGATGATTAAAAGATTCTAATGTTAATCTACTTACAGAATCATTTCCAAGTGCAACTCTGAATGCATTCGTATTACATGACAATATTGCACTATTTCCTAACTCAGAGGAACCTTCATCTGTGTCATTTAAAGTTAATTGTGGTACACTTGCGTTAACAGTGATTGCATTACTTACAGATCCACCATCAAAACTAGAACCAGATCCAGATGCCCCTCTAAGATCTCCAGTGGAAAATCCCAGTCCATCATTTGATGTGAAAGTTACTACACCAGTTGAGGAATTGTAATTACCTCCAGTGAACCCATCTCCATTGGTTCCATTGGTTCCATTGGTTCCATCTGTGCCATTGGTTCCATTAGTACCACCGGTTCCATCTGTGCCTTTCTGGGCAAGTAATCCCCAATAGGTAGTGTTTGTTGGTGCATTGCCAGACGATGATTGCTTGGCAATATATGAAGATCCATTAAAGAAAACTACATCATCTGCCACATATGCAGTAGATCCAGAATAGTTACCTCTATAATCAACATGAGGCACTCCAGTAACATTACCAGTTACTTCGAGAGTGCCATCTACTTTTACTCCAGTAGTAGAAATTTCAAGTGCAGATGAAGTACCTTCTCCATCCTCCACTGTTGACATTGAACTGGTTACTCCAGTGTTATTATTAGTAGACACTTGTAACAGATCTTTATAAGTGTCTTTAATTGCTCTACCTTGCAAGGTTGCCATATTTTTATCCTCCCCAGTTTAATGATGTGACCTGCCAGAGACTACTATTGGTAGACCACAAACTTTGTATTTTTGTAAATGTGATTTGATTAGTTGAAAAATCGATTTCTGAACTTGTAAGACCTTCATGCAAAGTCCCTCCAGCATTGCCCCAGTCAACATCTGCATTTTGCCACTGGAGTGTAGATTCGTATCCTGCTGACCCTGCTGATAGTCTAAATCCAAACGATGATGATGCATTCCTGTTATGCACCTGTGCAGTAAATGTGTCCTGCTGGTCTGGCGAATCCCATAGGACATCTGCATTCTCCCAAAGAAGATCTGATGTCCATGTTGCAGTGCCAACGACAACTTCGAAAGTAAGTCCAGTGCTGACATTTTTATTGTGGATACGAAACGCACTAGACCCAGCCCCAAAGCTAATACTTGTAGATGCATTTCTGTAAACTGCATCGTATTGCTTGCCTTCGATTTGTCCCTCGATGTTGGCATGGATTGTAAAGAATTTGAATTCACTAGTGCTAGTCCCTGTTTTTAATTTGAATATTTCAAATTCTACTTTTTTTTTTAAGTCGAATGTAATATCTACATCGACTCCTCTGTGGTAAAGAGTTGCTATTTTTTCATCTGTGGGTTCTGTATGAACATTACCTTTTACAGTAACCCTCCTATAAGGTTCTGAGTATATAGTTCCAGCCTGTCCCCTGTCTTGCTGATGATTTAATTTATCTACTTCGCGGACTAGTAGATCCAGTGCCTGTAAGTCTTGTAATTGTGCTTTCTCATGCTGACCATCTGCGACAAGAAATGATCGATATGCATATGCTTTAATAGCAGGTGCCAAGAAATTTAAAACAGGATTGTCTGGAGTGTTTTCAGAATATTCTGGTGCTTCTTTCCGATAACGCATCCAAATGAAATTAACTGTTTCTGGAGTCTCTACATAAATGCCCTCGGCACCCTCTACCCAATTCAATGGGGTTGTATCTTCATACCGTGGATCTTCAGTGTGTGCTGAGATCATTGTGCCAATGACATTCACACCTGCTTGATCGTATTCTATTACACGCTCAAACTTAGTATCGATCTCCATAAAATAACGCGCATCTAATGGACTCAATCCATCTACTAAGTAATTAACACCTCTTAGCTTGCTATCTGTTGAATAATCTAATTGGCTAATGCAAAGATAGGTTTTTCCTTCGTATTCTATTTTAGCACCTACATAGTAAATGCCATCCTCTCTCCACTCCTCATTTGCATCAAAATCACCTATCTCATGCCATACAAATTCGTCTCTTGGGTTTTCGCTTTGTGACCAACGAGAGTTTATAAATTCAAAATAATTTTGTTGTTGCTCCCAGTCACCTTCTGAGTTGTCACCCCATTTTCTCCAGTATCTTCCTTTATAGAAAACTTCGTCTCCTATTTTGTAGTCCTGCCTTTCATCGTATTCTGGCTTAAAGTATCTAATTTCTGTAATAGTGGACTCTGGCCATGGGTAATAATCCCATACATATTTGCTGGCATCATTTACATATTCGCTAATCATTACCTTCTCATGATCAAGAAGGTTGCTAGGATCTATCCCAGCGATTGCTGCGATGCCTCGCTCAATCCTAGAATAAGGGATGCTACGCACCTCTATATCGCTAGTTTTGCTGACTTACTATTGATGGTGACTAAATCCCCAAACCGCTTTTCCAACCAGTTTAAAAAACTTTTATCTTTCCAACATTCGTAACCCAGCTTGCCTCCCCAGAAGTGATATACCTCTGGACAAACTTTCATTCGTAATCTTCCAAATGGAAGGTTTTTCCGTTCTCCACCAGAGACCCTTTTCTCGGCCTCCATAAGCTTCTTTTGTTCACTCTCGGCACCAGCAAGCTCGGTACGAAAGATATCCGCAAGACTACCCCAGATGTCTCCCGTAAGGTTTTCCTTACCTATAACTATTTCTTCCGTACCAAGCATTGCTAGACCGAATGAATGAAACTAAATTAGCTTAATTTGTATTTACCGTGATCCAACCCACCAGAGTAGGATTTCAAGGAAAATACAGATTCGATAATCGAACGAGGTCCACCCCCTAAGTCTGGCAGTTCACGAACGCTAGTTTCTTCAGCGAATGCTACTTCAAGCTGGGCCATATTAAGAATGAACAATGTGTTTTGTCCCTCACTGGCATCATATGCACTAGAAGTTCTTGCATCCTGCTCAAGAAAACTTGACAGGTTAAGCGTGATTGTACCGAAGTCGCTGTCTATGATATCAACCGCAGCACTCAAACGACCTTCGTCAGTATCTCTGTTAGAAACGACAAGGTTGTTTGTACGAGGTGTAAACAAGGTGAAGTTAGAAATGGTTTTCTTAACTTGCGTACCGCAAAGACCATAAAAGGTTTTGTCGGACTCACCAGTTTGCTCATAGATGCTTTGAAGGATGTCACGAAGATCTTCTTCCTGTGCAGCAGCAGCACCAACAGTTTTGATTGATCCAGCAGGAGTGCGGAAGTCCG